GGGTATTGACTACACCTACGATAAAGATCGTGATGCGTTTATTCCGCCCAAGCCATTTGCAAGTTGGGTGCTTGATGATGCCTCATGCCTTTGGGAAGCCCCAGTTCCTTATCCCGCTGATAGCAATCAATACAGGTGGAACGAAGAAACGCAATCATGGGAGTTAATTGATGGCTAGTGAAATCAAAGCAAACAAGATAAGCCCTGCTACAGGTACGGATTTCACATTAGGTGATTCGGGGGATACGTTTACAGTCCCATCAGGAACGACTCTAGACATTGCATCGGGTGCGACGATTGACGCAACAGGAGCGACGGTAACAGGTTTTGGGGGAGCGCCCTATTTTGATGCGGGCATAGATACGACACAGACGCTTACAGATTCAACGTGGACAAAAGTTGTTTTCGATGATGAATACTATGACAGCGATTCCGCTTTTAATCCCACCACTGGAGTATTCACTATCCCCTCCGGTGAGGGCGGAACATATTTGTTTTACACCGATTGCACTCTATATGGAAGTGGTGCGATCAACACCGCCATGATTTACTTTTATGTAAATGGAGGTGCATCGGGTGACTACGCACAAGATCAGTATTTTAATTCTGCGGCTTACATTACCAATGTCAGCAAGAGTCGGTTAATCGAATGTTCGGCCGGAGATGAAATTACTGTTTACGCATTTATTTCACAATATAATTCGGCGGGTACCGCTCAATTATTAAACACTAGATCATCTTTTGGTGGTTTTAGGTTAGCAACATGATTCATGGATTAAAAAAATTAGGCTTCACGCCAGAGATCGACTTCTCTCTACAAGACGATGGTGATGGCGTTTACATTGCTAAATGGAACGTCAAAGAAAGATCACAACCCACCAAAGCAGAAATCGAAACCGCACACGCCGAATGGCAAGCCGAATACGATGCACAAGCATATGCAAGAGCAAGAGCCAAAGCATATCCTTCTTGGCAAGAACAAATGGACATGCAGTACCACGATCAAACAGAAGGCTCACGCACTTGGCTAGATGCAATCGAATCCGTTAAGGAGGCATACCCTAAATGAGTGAAGTAAAAACGGACAAACTCTCTCCCCGCACCGCTTCGGGAACCGTAACGCTTGGAACGTCAGGCGATACTTTTACGATTCCTTCTGGTGTAACGCTAACAAACAGTGGAACTGCCTCTGGGTTTAGAAAAGTGTTGCAAGTTGTTCAGAACACTTATAACACTCAAGCATCTACAACTTCCGCTTCTTGGACTTCTACTGGATTAACCGCATCTATTACGCCATCTTCAACGTCAAACAAAATTTTAATTATGGCAAGTATAGCGGCGGCGTTCACCGGTCCGGCGGGTGTTCAAGGAGCATTTGATATTTTTAGAGGTGCAACTGGCCCATTAAGTGGTAATCAATTTTCTCAAGTTTATGGTGGTACCTCCACAATTGAAGGAAACGAATATATCCAATATTTAGATTCTCCTTCTTCAACATCATCAATTACTTACGACATTCGATTTGTAGAATATGGTAGTGGAACTTTATCTGTGCAATTAAATGGTTCCACATCAGTAATCATTCTTATGGAGATAGCAGGATGAACCACGACGCAATTAGAAACATTAATCCTGCTGTCGTTACTATTCGTGGAGATGTTGCTTACGATGCTAATGAAAAAGTCATTGAAATTGACCAAGCCGTATACGACGCAGAAGTAGCAAGGCTAGAAGCCGAACACAACGCAACCCAATACCAACGTGATCGACAAGCGGAGTATCCATCTATCGACGAACTAATCGTCGCTTTATGGGAAGGAGTTGTCGAAGAACGCATGGCATCTGTCACTGCGTTAGAAGGGCGGCGACAAGCAATTAAAGAAAAATATCCAAAGGATTAAATTATGGCATTAGAATCAGGAACGTACATTAAAGATTTAGTTAGCACTAACCCTTTGGGAACTGATGCTATATCGCAAGGAGATGACCATGTTCGTCTAATTAAATCTGTACTGCAAAACTCATTTCCTTCCACAAATAATGCTCCTATTATTCCAAATATTTCTGGCAATGGTGACAAATATTTACAAGTAAACTCTGGTGCTACTGCTACTCAATGGGTAGATTTAGATGTTACATCTTTAACTAGACGTAAAGGTGAAATACAAAGACCTTGGTTTCAATATATTGACTCCTCTACACTTAGGGTTCATGCAGGACTTTATGATTTAGATGCAAAAGGAACATATGTATCTTGGGATACTTCTTTAGATTGGACAATTAGCGGTTCAAATGGATGGAGATATCTTTATTTAGATTATAGTTCAATATCAGGAACTACAGTAACCGCAACTGATTTTACAGAAACCAGTACAGTTCCTACTTATGCCGAATCTAAACATGGTTGGTATAATGGAAACGATAGATGTATTTTTGCATTTTATGTTAGTGGAGGCGCATTAACTCCATTTTATAACGACGGCTCTACTCATGTTGAGTATAGGGATGATTGGGATAATGGACAAATTTCTTCAAGTAATTATGTAACTGTAACTATTCCACCTTTAGGAGCCATAGGAGGAAGAGAAGTATTTGGAGAATTTACATTTCAACTTAAAGCAGATGTAGGCGCAACAAGTTCTTCTGACTTTTTTGTAACTGCGGCATCAGGTTCTGGTCATTTTATTGGTAGGGTAGAATCAGATGGAGGGGCTTCCGACAATGCCCATCTTAGTGGAAACAAAAGAATTGTAGTTTATAAGTCAGGCGCTTCGACAATGCAAGTTTACATAAATAAAAGCGGTGGCTCTGCGGGTAATACTTGTAGAGTGTTTACTAATGGATTTTTTCTTCCACAAGGAATGTAAATGCCATTAATACCTTTTGATAACGTAGGCTCTATAGGAATTATACAGGATACACCTCCTTATAATCTTCCACAAGGTGCATGGTCTGACGGAAACAATGTAAGATTTCTTGATAACGGCGTCAAAAAAATGGCGGGTTACAAGGAAGTGATGGCTACTTGTCCGTTTGCGCCTTATTATATAAATCCATACCTTGCTACGAATGGAACATATTACTGGATAGCCTATGGCTCTACTGATATAGCAGTTTATGATGGGGCTACATGGATTGATATTACAAGACAGGCAACGCTACAGTTGAACGGGGCTGTTAGCCATAACTCATCAAGTATTACAGTAGATACTGGAGCGGCATTAAGTGCTTTACCCGCTACAGGAACCCTTAAAATTGGTACTAATAATACCGCCGATCAAGACACTAATTCTGGCAACAAATACGAAGAAATAACTTACTCTGCAAGGGATGTAGTAACTGGAGTCATTACATTATCTCCTAATAACTTATACCATCATCCTGATAACACTACTGTGTATCCTTCTGGAAGCACTTATACAACTGATAGTGATTACGGTGCAAATACTACTAGCCGCAGATGGACTTCTACTAATCTCAATGGCCTTTTGATTGCTACTAATGGGTTTGATTCTCCTCAAATGTGGCCTTTATCTGGAGGTATACCTAGCACTGCTACGCCATTTAGAGAACTACAAAACTGGCCTACTGGAGCGTCATGCGAATCTATTAGATCGTTTAGGACGTTTCTTATTGGACTTAATTGGACTAGAGATAACGAAGAACCAAGACTAGTAAAATGGTCTACTGAAGCCGCATATGGTGAGGCTCCTTTTACTTGGGATGAAACTGATGCTACGCTAGATGCAGGTGAGTACGAACTATCTGATACGCCCGGAGAAATTATAGACGGATTGCCGCTAGGCGACTCTTTTCTTATTTATAAAAATGATTCTATTTATGTAATGAACTATGTAGGAACTCCTTACATATTTTCATTTAAACTTCTTAGCCCTACTGTTGGCGCTTTGTCTAAAAATTCTATTGCAGAATTTGAAGGCGGTCATTTTTTTATTGGAAACTCTGATTGCTATGTTTGCAATGGTCAAACTATAAATGCTTTATTACCCAATAAAATGCGTAGAGCAATGTTTGATAACTTTGATGGTGCAAGTTACGAAAAATGTTATGTTGCGGCAGATTATGTTCGCAACGAAATGCTTGCTTGTTTTCCTAGTTCTAATTCTTTAACTGTAGACAAAGCATTAGTTTGGAACTGGAAAGAAAATACTTTTTCTTTACGTGATCTTCCAAACGCTTCTTATATTAATCATGGTATTATTGATATTACCGTTGGTGCTACATGGGATGGTGCTACAGAAGATTGGGATGTAGGATCAGGGGCTTGGGGAGAAAGAAATTACGATAGTGTAAAAGAGAATCTTGTATTTTGTGATATTACAAATACAAAAATATATCGTGATAATTTTGGACATAAAGAAGACACCGCTAATATGAGTTCATATATTGAAAGAACTGGTCTTGATTTAAATGATCCGCAATCAATTAAATTTGTATCTGCTGTATATCCTCAAATTGAGGTTAGTGGTGACAACTCTGTAAACGTATATGTTGGTAGACAAGTAAGTACAGAGCAAGGTATTACATGGGAAGGCCCAATACTATTTAATCCTAACACTCAGTCTAAAGTATCGTGTCGTGTAAGCGGTAAATACTTTGGAATCAAAGTAGAGTCTAGTGGTGATTTTGATTGGAAACTACATGGTGTAGCGTTTGAGGTACAGCAACGTGGTTTGAGAGGATTAAGAAGTTATGGCTAATGCTCCAGTTAAAAACATTAAGTCATTAAATAGATGGACTCCTAACCCTGCCCCAGTAAACAATGATAACTTATCAGATTACCTGTACCATGAGTTAAACAGGTTATCTGATGTTATTTTTAACCTTGATGTAATGAGATTAGAACAAACTAACACAGACCCTTCTAATACTACAATAGCAAACAATAGGGGTAAACCTAGAGATGGTGATATAAGATATGCGGATGGTACGAATTGGAATCCCGGTGGTGGTATTGGCATTTATGCTCACATTGGGGGCAGTTGGACTAAACTCTAATTTGTATGCAGACTACAAGTCTACATTCTTAATAGAGAGGGACAAGTACAGTACATTAAACTGGCTGTCAGATGAGACAAGCAATCACTGGCGTGACGTAGTTATAGAGAAGTTAAACGCTAACGGTGATACACACGCTGATGTAATGGCTAGAAGTTATGACTCTTCGTT